AACATCGTTTCTCTCACAGGGATTGGTATGTCCACTGGTGCAGGATTTCTAAGCACCGATTCAACAGTAGAGCAAGGTTGGGGTAGAGATCAATGGGGTGCCAGAGCATGGGGTAACCCAAGTCAGATTGTAGTTCCAACTACACCTGAAGACGATATGTCAATGTCTTTAGGTTCTGTTTCTATTACAGCAGAAATAAATGCAGGTTGGGGTGCAAAAAATTGGGGAGACAATGCTTGGGGTATTGCAGGTAATGTTTTACCAACAGGTTTACCTATTACATCTACTTTAGGTAACGAAACAATTTCAATTGATGTAACTCCTGTTCCATTAGGAATAGGAATGACAAGTGCACTTGGAAATGAAGATATAGATATTGCAACTACTATTTTCCAAACTGGTCTTCCAATGACTAGTGCGTTAGCAAATGTTGATGCTGGTCCTGATGCAATGCTTACAACCAATCATGCAACTATGGGTCTTGGATCTTTAGATGCATTTAACCAAACAGGTTGGGGTAGACAAGGTTGGAATGAAAATGCTTGGGGTGTTGAAGGACAGTTTGCAACTGCAACTCCTACCGGTATAGGAATGACTGCAGCTGCAGGGTCTTTAACAAATATTACAGGTACAGCTAATTTAACTCTTAACACTTTAAACGTTGCCAATACAACATTAGGTCAAATAGATCCTGCACCTGATGCAAACTTATTAAGTCAATTAATGACTAGTAATTTAGGATCTCTTGAAGGTCAAGCAGGAGCAGGTGCAAGTCCAAATGGAATTGCAATGACTGCAAATTTAGGAACGATGGTAGCTGTTCCGGGTCAAGAAGTAGATGTAACAGGAATAGCAGGTTTAGCTAGAGTAGCCTCTGTTACTGCTGTAATTCATGTAGATGTACAAGTTACAGGAAATGCCTTGACTATGGCTCAAGGTAATGGTAATGCTCTAATCTGGAATGAAGTAAACACAGGCACAGCACCTTTAGACCCTCCAGGTTGGCAGGAAGTAGCTGCATAAAGAGTTTGACACAAACTCTAATTTTTAGTAAAATTAACACAAATAGGAATTTAAATTATGGCAAACTCGACATCAGCTAATTTAAAATTGACAGTACAAGCAACCGGTGAAAACTCGGGAACTTGGGGTCAAATTACAAATACAAACTTATTAATTTTAGAACAAGCTATTGGTGGTTTTACAACTTTTAACGTAACAAACGCTAATAGAGCTTTAACTTTCACAAATGGTGCCGTATCAAATGGTAAAAATGATGTTATTAAATTAACAGGTACACTAGCAGGAAATTTAAACGTAACTATTCCAAACTCAATTGAAAAAACTTATCAAGTTCAAGATGCTTGTGATCATGCAGGAAATACATTAACTTTTAAAACTGCATCTGGAACAGGCGTAGCTTTATGTGAAGGAAATAATTACACATTATATTCTGATGGAACTAATGTTGTAAAACTTCATGAGCAAAGAAACTGGAGAGCAGTTTCAGCAGCTGAGACAGTTCAAGCTGGTGCTCAACTTTTAGTAAATACAAATGGTGGAGGAGTAACAATTACACTTCCAGCATCACCCTCAACAGGTGATGAGGTTTCATTTGTAGATCAAGGATATGATTTTGATAGTAACGCATTGACTGTTGGAAGAAATGGATCTAATATAGCTAATGCTGCAGCAGATCTTGTTGTTAATACACAAGGTGCAGCTTTCTGTTTAGTTTTTTCAGGAGATGCTACAACAGGTTGGACTTATAAGGAGAAATAGAATATGGCAAATTACGAAGCAACAAGATACGATTTTACAGGAGCAAATCTTACTGGTATCGAAGGAATTCCTACAGCAACTATTGTGCCATGGTCTTCTTCTTCAGTGCCAACAGGTTTCTTAGAGTGTAATGGAGCAAACGTTTCAAGATCTACTTACTCTGCATTGTTTGCAATTGTAGGTACAACTTACGGAGCTGGAGATGGATCTTCAACATTTGGTTTACCTGATCTTCAAGATAACGTTGCAATGGGTAAATCTGGAACTAAAGCTTTAGCATCAACTGGTGGAGCAAATACGGTAGCCGCTTCAGGTACAGTAGGTGGTTCAACAGCTAACGCAACTTTAACAACTGCACAACTTGCATCTCACAGTCACCAAATGCAACCAACTAACTGGGGTGGTCACCACCCGAACCAAGGTTTTGGAGCAGGTTATACTCAAAATACTGCAGCTAGACCACAAACTAGAAACACGACTAGCACAGGTTCTGGTACTGGTCACTCGCATAACATGAGTGCAACATTTACAGGTAGTGCAACTTCGGTAATACAACCTTATTTAACAATTATTTATATTATTAAGACGTAGGAGAAAAGATGGCAACAAACGCAACATGGACAGTAGTATTTGATGATAAGACAATCATTAAACAAAGTGAAGGAATCGGATATAAAATTGATGATGATACTTTTTGGAATCAATCACAATTTTCTAATATCTGGGCTATTCAATACGGAACTTCTGTTTCTTCAGATGAAGTAGAATACAGAGATGAAACTCCACACTCTGCGTATGATTCAGCTGTTTTAGGAGATATTGGTCAATTTATAAGCAGATGGGACTCAGCGCATTTAGCACAATTACAAATTGATTGGGACGAAGATCCTAGAGACGAATCTGAAAAAGGCCCTAGACCTACATCATACTCATCTTAATAAAAGCCAAGAAGTTAAAATATATTTTTCACCAGATAATGGTGAGTTTCCTCTATGCACGTATGGAAATGCTGCTGGCCAAATAACTATTCTACCAGTTTTAGGTTTAACTCTTTTTGAAAAATGTAAAAATTCTGTTTCACCACCTTCTTCAACATCATTTAAATAAATAGTATAAACAAAAGCTCTAGATTCATTATCAAAACCTGAACCATGTTCTAGATGCCAGACGTGATATCCTTCTGTAGGTAAAGTTTTTTGAATTTTTACTTCAGTGTAAAAAAATTTTTCTTGATTATAACCTGCACCAGCTCCTGTATTTTTTTTATAATGTTGCCATGCCATATCAAAATTATGTAATAAGGGTTTAATATTCTCCCACCAAACTCTTAAATTTGTCGGTCCAGCAAAATACTGTTGATCTTGTTTTTCTGTGATTGGTGAATTTTCAAATTCTATTCTATTCATAGTATTTTTAAACTTATCTTGATCTTCATAAAGCTTAATGGCATTATTACATTCCTCTGGTGTAATGTATCCATCATATATACCTATGAAATTATTTATATTTACAGTTCTTTCAGACATGTTTTAATTTCCCTTATACGTTTAATGTCATATAACTTACAGATATTCTCCAATAAGGTATTTTTTTTATTTCTTGTGATCGATGTCTTTTAGTAGAATCAAATAGTACAAAATCTCCAGGTGAATATTTAAATATTTCGCCTTCAATATTTAATTCACCTCCCCAATCTTCAGCCCATTGAGGTGTTAAAAATCCCACAATACTATGATGTGAGGGACCTTTTCCAGTAGCTGTATCAATGTGAAATTCTGTATAGTGATTATCATTTTGAGCGTTTAATGCGATGCGTTGTATTTTTCTAGCTAATTTAAAATTGTGTTGTTCACTTAATCCTTGATTTATTCTATCATATAAACAATTAAAATATCCAATCCAATAAGGGTCATTATATAATACTTCACCATTTTCTAAAAAAGTTACACCTGGAAAAGCTCCTCTTGGTTTTCCTGGTTCAGAGGCTCTATTAAGATTCCACATATTTTGATTAATAATTCCCTCATAAAGTTCAAAAGAATCTTGTAGACTTAAAACGTTTTTTATTACCTTTATCATTTTACGATTTCATTCTTTTTAAAATTAATATATAAGACACTATATGCTACAAAAATTAAATTTCAAGCCCGGATTTAACAAGATGGTCACAGAATCGGGAGCAGAGTCCCAATGGGTCGACGGAGATTTTGTTAGATTTAGATATGGATTACCAGAAAAAATAGGTGGTTGGAATCAATTAAGTATTGCTGGAGAAACTTTACCAGGGGCTGCAAGGGCTCAACACTCTTGGACATCTTTAGCTGGTGAAAAATATGCAGCTATAGGAACATCACAAGGTTTATTTTTATATTATAGTGAACAATTTTTTGACATATCTCCACTTGATACAGCCATAACTGGTTGCACAATTTCTACAACTAACGGATCAACAACGGTAACTATACATAAAGGTTCGCATGGTTTATTAGTTGGAAGATATATTACCCTATCATCAGTGACAGTAACAGGAGCATCAGACTTTACAGCATCAGAATTAGAAAAAGCTTATGAAATTTTAACAGTAGCAACAGATAGTTTTACAATTCAAGCATCACGTGCTGAAGGTGGATCGGGTATGACAGCAGCTGGAGCTGCAACAGTTAATCCATACGTTATTGTTGGACCTACTGATCAAACAGCAGGTTATGGTTGGGGAACATCTTCTTGGGGAGCTGAAACATGGGGAACAGAAAGATCTACAAGTTCTGTAGTTCTAGATCCAGGAAACTGGAGTTTAGATAATTTTGGAGAAGTATTAGTTGCAACTATTAGAGATGGAAAAACTTTTACGTGGAATGCTGGAGCATCAAGTCCAAGAGGAATCAGAGCTTCACAATCAACAACTAATTTTGTAACAACAGCTAATCCTACCGCATCAAGATTAACACAAGTATCAGACAGGGATAGACATCTATTTCATTTTGGAACAGAAACAACAATTGGTGATCCAACAACACAAGATCCGATGTTTATTAGATTCTCAAATCAAGAGGATTTAAATACATACGCACCAACAGCAACGAACACTGCGGGCACATTTAGATTAGATAAAGGAAATAAAATAGTTGGAGCTGTATCTGGTAAAGATTATACTTTAGTTTTAACTGATACATCTGCTTATGTAATTCAATTCGTTGGTCCACCATTTACATTTAGTGTTAGACAGGTTGGTACAAATTGTGGATTGATGGGTCAACATGCATTAAGTTATTCTGATGGTAAAGTGTTTTGGATGTCAGGTCAAGGTGGTTTTTTTGTATTTGATGGTACAGTAAAATCATTACCATGTCTTGTTGAGGATTTTGTATTTACAACAGATGGAGATAATTTAGGTATAAATTTTAACGCTAGCGATATTGTGTTTGCAGAACATAATACTCTTTATAGTGAAGTAAATTGGTTTTATGCAAAAAATGGATCTGATCAAATTGATCGTTGTGTAACTTATAATTACGGAGAAAATGTTTGGACTACAGGATCTTTAGCGAGAACAACCTATGAAGATACAAGTGTATTTGATGTGCCTTATGCTACAGAATATAATTCAACTGCAACACCTGTATTTGCTGACATATTAGGACTTACAAACACCTATGGAGCATCAACATATTATGCTCATGAAGTTGGCACTGATCAGGTCAATAGTTCAGGAACAACTTCAATTAATGCATTTATACAGTCTGGAGATTTTGATATTACACAAAGACGAAGTCCTTTAGGTCAATCAACAGGGTTGGCTGATTTTAGAGGAGATGGTGAGTTTTTTATGTCTGTCAAAAGATTTATACCAGATTTTAAAGTTCTTACAGGTAATTCAAAAATTACATTACTATTAAATGATTACCCAAATAATACAGCCGCAGGCTCACCACTTGGTCCCTTTACAATTACATCATCTACTGATAAGATAGATACTAGAGCAAGAGGAAGACTTGTTGCTCTTAAGATAGAGAATGATGCTGTAGGTGAAACTTGGAGATATGGCACTCTAAGACTTGATGCACAACCAGATGGTAGAAGATAATGACAATAGATAAAAAAATAAGTTATGAAGTACAGGGTGGTGTAAAAAACTATCTAGGAAAACAAAAAGAAGTTACAGCTCCAGTAAAATGGAAATCTAGTCCTGATAGTCCAGAAACAGAATTAGCATATATTACAAAAGCAGAAAAAAATTTACTTGTTAAAAAAGATTTACATGGCTCACTAAAAGGTGGTGTTAACAAAGGACCATCAGGTATTATGAGTCTAGATGGTTTCGGATCAACAGATCCAGATCAAAATGTATCTGGATCTCAAATGAGTGCAGCAGAGGCTGGTGATTTTGCAGGATTTGAAGGAACAGGAACCGGTCCAGATTTACCTCCAGGCGTAGATCGAAAAGGTTCAAAGTTAGCACAAGATTTAAGATCTCAATTTATCGCAGCAGGTGGTGGTCAAAGAGTTAACCCTGGTTTTTTTGATAGCAGAAATGTTGTATCTCCAGCAGAGTTAGCAAGAGCTAGAGCATTTAACCCAGCCGCATTTAGAGCTGGTCGTAGAGGAACTGGTCTTGCAAGTTTATTTACAGGTGGTGGAATCATTGGAGGTTTAGTAAGAGGACTTGGACGAGCGTTTGGTTTAGGTAAAAGATTTAATGAACCAACTTATGATATGTCTCAATTTAATAACTTAGGTTTATTTGGACAAGTACCAGAAGATTTTGAAGATGATCCTAAAATATCTTTAACATCTTTTACAACACCAAAAGATATAATAGATAATGTTGTAATTGATAAAGTTACAGATAGACCACTGATAGGAAGAGATAGAACTATTTTAAGTGATTATGATGATTATATGATGGATGCTCCACCTAACCCTTTAAGTCTTGAAGAATTTTCACGATTCGAAGCTTCAAGAAAAGGTATTTTAGATCTGTAATGGCTAAAGTAACAAATTATATACCTGAACCAAAACCAGAGTATGATGAAGAAAATCAAAGACAGATATTAGAGTCATTAACTACTTTACAAAATCAACTTAATTTTTCTTTTCAACAAGATTTAAAAAATGAACAAGACGCTTTTAATTACTTTTTATCATGACAATAAGATATCAAAATCAAGGTTTTAAACAAACAGGCACAGGTAAGACTACAGTGCTTACATGTCCTACTGATGCAACAATTATAGTTAAAAGTCTTTATTGTGCAAATAATGATACATCATCAAACATTGCAGTGAATATGAATTTTGTCGATTCATCTGATTCAAGCACTGAGTATGAATTTTTTAGAGATGACGTAGCGGCTAAATCGCAAGTAAATGCTACACCACAAGGCTTGAATTTAGAAGCAGGAGATGCTATAACTGTTCAAGCGGCTACAGGCAGTAGTAAAATACAAGGTCTGATAAGTTTTGCTTTAATAGATAGATCGCAAGAAAATGGATAAAGACATACCAAAGATAGAGTGTAAAACTATAACAACATATAGAAATACTAAGACAGGAGAAGTGCATAAAGAAAAAGTAGAGGGACCTGATATCGTACAAGATGTTACAGTTCAAGTTACTAATAAAGGTCTAGAAGTATTTCAGAAAGTGATGAATGAAAATAAGAAACCAAAGCCCTAGAGGTGGAACAGAATTACAATTTGAATATTTAAGAAAGCATGTTGAACATAGCTTACTTAATCAGGTAGAGATCTGTACCTCTGTACCAGAAAAGACACCACTACATCCAACAAAGATAAATATACTTTGGCAAAAAAATTCTTGGGATCAACCTAATTTAAATCCATGGTTTAAAGATAAATCAAATCATAAAAAATATGATTGGTATGTATTTAATTCTAATTGGAACTATGAACAATTTACAAAAAAATTTGGTCTACCTACAGAAAAATGTGTTGTAATTAAAAATGGTATCGAAAATGTTGATTCTGTAATGACAACTTATGAAGAAGGTAAACCTATAAAAATAGTTCATCACTGTACACCTTGGAGAGGATTAAGTGTCTTACTAGGTGCAATGCAATTAGTTAAAAATCCTTTAATTACTTTAGATGTGTATTCTTCTTGTGAAGTATACGGTAAATCATTTTTTGACCAGAATGATCATCAATATAAAGAACTGTATGAACAAGCAGAAAAATTACCAAACGTAAATTATATTGGTTATAAACCAAATGAATACATAAAGAAAAATTTAAAAAATTATAGAATGTTTGTATATCCAAGTATATGGGAGGAGACATCTTGTATATCTTTATTAGAATCAATGTCTGCAGGTCTGTATTGTATAACTACAAACTATGGAGCTATCTACGAAACAGGTGCAGAATTTCCTATGTATGTTCCATACTCAAATGATTATATTAGTTTAGCTAGAAAATTTGCAGCAGGAATAGAAGCAGCTGCAAGCATGTTACACACACCAGGAATTCAACAACATTTAAAAATGCAACAAAACTATGTAAATAAATTTTATGATTGGAATGTAAAATCTCAAGCTTGGACTAGATTTTTAAAAGGAGCAATAAATGCAAAACAATAAACCAATATGGTTTTCTGAAACAAATGAAGACAGGGGCGCAGTAGAAAAAATAGAAAAAGTTAGTTCTGACTCAAACGTAAGGACCATAAATATAAATGAAATGTTGGATAGACCAAAAGCAAAAATCATGGTTGCCACTCCATGTCATAGTGAAGTGTCCATGCATTATTGTCAAGCAGTATTAAAATTTCAATTAGACTGTATGCAACAAGGTATACTTGTTAGCTATACTCTTCTCAAATCATCACTAGTTACACAAGGTAGAAATCTTTGTGTTGCAGAGTTTTTAAATCATAAAGATCATTATGATTATCTTTTATTTATAGACTCAGATATAGATTTTGATTCTAAAACTATCTACAAAATGATAGGTGCCGATAAAGATATTATATCTTGTCCGTATCCCATGAAAACATTTGATCTAGATAAGATGTGGAAAAAAATGAAAGAGACAGACATAGTTAAAACAAAAGATGATGTACTAAGAGCTGCGCATGTGTTTCCTCTTAAGATTGGTAAGAATGAATTAGAAATGAAAAATGGAGTTATTAAAGTAACTCATGCTCCTACAGGGTGTATGTTAATCAAAAGATCTGTTATTGAAAAAATGATTAAACATCACCCAGAATTAGAAATATATCAACCTACTGTTATTAATGGTAAAGAAGTTAAAAAAGAAAATTTTTATAATTTATTTGATACCTTACATGATGTAAAATCTAAAAGATACTTTGGTGAAGACTTTGGTTTTTGTCAAAGATGGACAGATATGGGTGGAGAGGTATATGTATATGCCTTAGACTATATAACCCATGTTGGTGATCATCAGTATTGTGGTAGATTTTTTGATCTATTAGAACACGCAAAACGTGTTGACGATAGTAAAAAAATCAAATAAACTGCGATACTACAGGAAATATACCTGCCTTAAACTAGTTTAAATAATATATGACAATATCACGTATGCAAAACCCGAGACAATTATATGGCTTAGGAAGCCTGGTAAAATCTATTACTAAACCTATTAAAAAGGTAGCTAGAGGTGTAAAAAAGTTTGCTAAATCTGATCTAGGTAAAGCAGCTTTATTAGCAGCGGGTGCAGGCTATGGTTTTGGATTAGGGCCATTTCAAGGTGCAACAGGTTCAGGTTTTTTAAGAAATATAGCTATTCCAGAATTTTTAAAAACAGAGGGTACAAAAAAATTTTTTGGTAAAATAGGTGATGTAGCTATAGATGTGGGTATAGGTTCTTTAATAGGTGGTGGTATAGATGCATTTCAAAGATCAAGATTACCCAGTCCTGAAATGAGAATAGAGGGTAGAACTGCAGAAGAGATAGCAGAGGTTGAAAGAGAGCTTAGACAAAATTATAAAAATCTTGGATATACAGAAGGTGAAATAGACTTACTTGTAGAACAGAATATGAAAGAGTATAGAGCAGAAGGTGGTAGAATAGGTTATGCTATGGGAGATAGTGCAGAGCAAAACGCTATGCAAGCAGCAGGCATCATGGGCCTACCATTAAATGAAAATCCTGCAGGTGTAACAGAATTAGATCTTAGAGAAACAGGTGGATTTATTCCTCCAGTTGGTGTAAAAGAAAAGGCTGATGACATTCCTGCAATGTTATCAAATAACGAATTTGTATTTACAGCTGACGCTGTGAGAGGAATGGGTGACGGTGACGTTAACAGAGGTGCTGAACGTATGTATAGCATGATGAAACAATTAGAAAACGGAGGAAGAGTCTAATGGCTACAGAAACAATAACACAAATAAATCAACCAGCTCCGTTTATTGAAGCGGCAGCGAAACCGTTTTTACAAGAACTAACATCAGCAGTTGGTGATTTTAAAGGTCAAGATCTTACTAAACTATTTGGTCCACAATTTGTAGCTGGACCAGGTGCACTACAAACACAAGCAGAACAATTAGCAAGTGGATTAGGTGGTTTTCAACCTTTCTTACAAACTGCAGCAGCGAGCACTGGCCCATCTGCTTATCAAGCTTTCATGTCACCATTTCAACAAGATGTTATTAAAACATCTTTAGATGAATTTGATAGACAAACTCAAATGGGTTTACCTGCATTAAGTGCACGAGCTATTCAAGCAGGTGCTTTTGGTGGCGCAAGGCAAGGAGTACAAGAAGCAGAATTTTTATCTAACCAAGCTAGAAACAGAGCTGCATTGCAAGCACAATTATTAGGTCAAGGTTTTGGTCAAGCACAACAGTTAGCAGCACAAAATTTTGGACAACAAATGAATTTAGCTCAAGCAACTCCTGCACTGTTAGGTCAACAGATTGGAGCGTTGTCAACACTTGGTGCACAACAACAAGCACAAGCACAAGCAGCTTTAAGTGCTCAACAACAACAAGCACAAGCTGTAGCAAACCAACCATTACAAGCAGCACAGACTTTAGGATCAGGCATCATGGGTCTAATCTCAGGATATCCTGGTGGAACACAAACACAAATGCAACCAACACCTAGTCCTTTACAGACAGCGTTAAGTGCAGGTGCTACGTTAGCAGGAATATATAGATCATTATAATGAGTATAACACTTAAAAGACCAATGTTTAGAAGAGGCGGAGAAGTAGGTGGTGGTATTACTTCTGGTATGAGAGAGAATTTTGAAGTTGGTACAAAACCATCTGAAAGAATTAGAGCAGTTTTAGATGAATACTCTGCACCAGCTATTGATCCTATTAATCAATTATTAATTGAAGGTGGACTAAGAGGTATGAAAACTGCAGGTCAAGGAGGATTATTTGCAAACTTAGCCACTGCGTTTGAAGAACCTACGCAAAATTTATTTAAAAATCTAGCTATAAAAAGAAAACAAGATAAAGATATTGCACTTGAAGGTGTGATTGCAGATATAGGTCAAGAGCAACAAGATGAAGCAAATAGAATAAAAAAAGAAATAGCTGAATTACAAAATCAAAGAATTGCAGCTGAAGGTGATAAAGATAGACAAAATAAAATTGATGTAGAAATATTAAAAAATAAAAATGAACTACAACAAATAGAGAAAAAAGCAGAACTTAAAGTTGGTAAAGAGTTTAGAACAGACCAAGTGCGGCCAGCTTTTGAGAATGTAGTAAGTAATTTGACAACAGTATATGCAGAAAGTAAAAATCCTGCGGTAAAAGCATCTCCAGATCTAAGTGCATTTAATGTAACTAAATTTAGAAGAGAAGCATCACCTGATATATTAGCAAAATATAGAGGTTTTAAACCTTATACATTTGATAATAAAGGAAAGATAATAGCTATGCCTACAGATAACTATAAACCTGGAGACATAATATATGATCCATTAACAACAGACTTTTTAGTCTTTGATAATACGGGTGGAACTTACAGACTAGATCCATTAACATTTGAAATACAGGAGTAACCTATGGCTACTTTAAGCCTAGACGATCCAAGATTTCAACCCTTAACTCCTGAAGAAGAGGAGAGAAGAAAGAAACAGAAAAAAATCACAGAAGAAAACAAGCAAGATATTATCAAAGCAGGTTTTGACGAAACAGATATAGAATTAGAAAGCATAGAAGCTAATAACGAAGTATCAGGTGCCACTGCATTTGCAGCAGGTCTAGCATCTGGTGTTATTAAGGTCGGTGAGGGTGTCGTATCTTTAGGTGCAGAATTAATTGATTTAGGAGCAGATACAAATACAGCAGCATCAGTTGAACAATTTTTTGATACATTAAATCCATTCGAAGAGATAGCAGAAAAAAGAGCTGTGGGTAGACTTACGGAGGCTTTAATTCAAATAGGTGTACCAGGTGGTGTTGGTGCAAAAGCGGCCACTATGGCTGCCAAAGCATTAAAAGCAAAAAGAGCTGGTAAGTATCTAGATTATAAAAAAGCAAATGTAAAAAAAGGTACCGCTAAAGCAAAAAAATTAAATGAATTATCTGGTAAACAAAGATTCGCTGCGATTGTTGCAGGGGGTGCAGCGGGTGAAACATTAGTTGCTGATGTAGAAAGAATTGGAACAATAGGAGATGTTTTTGAAACAGATTTTGGACTTATACAACAATTAGATAGAGATATAAGTGAGGACCCTGCAGATGATGCTGCAAGAAAACTTATGAATAGAGTTAAGTTTGGTGGTGAATCTATATTATTAACACCATTTGTTTATGGTGTAGGTGCTGGTGCTAAAGCTTTGGCTAAAAGAGGAAAAGAACTTGCATATAGTAGTTCTAGAATAGAAAGAGGTTTAGATAAATTAGCATCTGTATTTAGATTTAGAGGAACTAAACCAGAGCAGATTGCAACTGCTAAACAAAAACAAAAAGCAAGAAGCATGAGAGATACTAATTTTG